CTAATCATAATATTCCTCCAGCTCTTCTTCTAGTTCTTTTATGCAATCCTTAAGCTCGGCTATCTCTTTAACCAACGCATTATAAGTTGGTTTGTTATATGCCTTATTAATATTATTTAATATGTCTCCATGCATTTGCCTTAGTTTTTCTTCTTGCTCTTCTGCATTTAGAGATGTATGGTTATATTCGATTGATGTTAGAAAGTGATGCATATGTTGCAATATGTAACGCATATCGGATATATGGCTTTCTATAGGCAAGTCTGTGCTGGGTTCTTCTACTGTCTCCTTTTGCTTGGATTCAAAGTAAAGCTTTCGGAGGGATGCAATGTCATTTCTATCCGTATCTTTCATTAGTACTCTTTCTTATTCTTTTCATCTAAGTCAGCCTTGATAGCCAAAAGCTCAGCCTTCATAGCATCATGATCTGATTTTATCTCTTCAACTAATCTTCTGTCCCCATAAGTTTGGGGGGCGATTTTTCCAATATGCCAGCGACGGGTATCTATAAGCAACTTCTGTGCTTTTGTAAATCCATCATCAACACGCTGCGCGCCAGAGGCATCTGTGTAAAATAATTTCTCCTTGGCTTCTTCCTCGCAAGACTCAGCAAGTAAGTGAGCTTGCATTTGTTTGGCAGCCAAGTATCTCTCCGAAAAATCGGGATATTTCCAGCGCCACAAGTTCACAGTGTCTTGCGCTGGCATCTGTGGATCTTCCTTGCAGAGTGTCTTTAGCCCACATGACGTAGAAGCAACTCTATCTATGATGTAGTCCGCCATTTCTTGACAGTAAGTAGTAGGTCTTCCCATAGTTGCAGGAGATGTCTTATGAAGATCAGCTATCGCTTCTTCTCTTAGCTTTTTACAGAGCTCGCTCTTGGCTACGTTGTAAGGCGCATTAACTCGGTTAGGGTTCTTTTCCTTCTTTGGAGCTTCTCTCCTGCAAAAAGAACTCAGACTCCTAGAAGTCTTTTTCGTGCTTTCGTCTTCTGGCTTTTTTGACATCCTTAATCTCCTCTATAGCTTCCTTAACTGCTTGTTTAGGTACCTTACTTATCTTTCCTTCTCCAAGGCACATTGGGCACGTACTCAACGTTCCGCCCATGTTATCAAAGCAGAATCCGCCCATACCCTTGTATAGCTTCTTTCTTCCCCTGCAGCGAATGCATAGCCTTTCGTCGTCTTTTAGTGGGGGTCTTTTGTGAAGTTCCATATCTAAATATCTCCTCTAAATAATAACATTATACCATACAACTCACTTCGAAAAAATATTTTAAAAAAAGTTTAAAAAAAGGTTGACAAAGAAGTTTTCCTTTGGCATAATGTTTTCATAAGTGAGGCAATAAGGCCGAACAAGAAAATGAGGAGCTGAACATGAATGATACACAACCTTTAACAATGAGTGACTACCACGTACATCACCCTGAACTTTGGAACCGTATATGGGAAAGACACATGATTACGCAACAAACTTATTATGCCGCAAACTGTGGAAAGCCAAGCAGAAGAAGAAACAAAATTAACTTTATGGTTAACAAAGTTTATGACCAATTTTTAATGGATATGGAAAAAGGATTGGTGGCTTAAATGAAAGTAGATTTTGACGAGATTTTATTTCACGCATCAGTAAGCGTTCCTACAATATGCTTGACAGGGTTTTTCTTTTACGTAGTTGGTTTACACATTATAAATTTATTTTAGGAGTTAAAAATGAGTTGGCAGTTAGCATATGAAGAAAAAAATGAAGAGTGTAAAAAACATTGGAGCGAAGTTTTAGAAAAATGTTACGAGATAGGAGTTTTGAAGGCGAAGCTAAGATTTGCTGAATACGAAATAGAAAGATGCAAACGAATAATGAAAGAAAACGGATGGTAGATATGAAGTACGAAGATTTTAAAAAAGAAGATATGGAGAAGCTCACAGCTTTAGAGAAGATAGAGTGGCTCGAGCATATCATGAAAGATACGCAAGCAGCTTTAGAAGAGTGTATGAAATTAATCAACAATAAAGGGTGGTAAAAATGAGCGACGTAATGACATTAATAAACAAACACGATTTTGCTATAGCGATCGGAATAGCTATATCTACTATATACAACAAGGATATGGCCTGCATACACGAGAGGGCAAACGATATAGGAGCAATAAAAAATCTATACCTCATATACCTAGATCACTGTATAGAACAAGGTATAGAAAATCCTTACGCATTGGGTTGGTTCGAACGTTGGGATAATGACAACACGAGAAGAACAAAAAGGATTAAGGAATTGGAGGAGAAAGGAGAACTTTAAGAACACTGCTCAAGGACGAGCTTTTCCTACCCTAGACAGATAACTCTTAATCCAATCTACTGCCTCGTAGAAAGAACGACAAATGACAACGGTATAATTTTGCTTAGAAAGTTTGTCATGGTATTCCTTCTGAATTTCGCTCACTCTTCCCTTAACTGTCTTCAGTTCCAAGAACAGCCCGGGAGATATTTTACCGTCCGATCTTAAGGCTCCGGGTATGAGCAACTGCAAATCTGGAAAACCGGGCGTCAGCCCAGTGGCTTTCATCCTAACCCTCGTCTTAAGGTTCAGATTCAAGCCAGCAGGGTAACCCACAAGCAGTCCTTGGTAATGAGGATACTGCGTGTTAAACCACCGTAAGATGGCGGCCTGCATTTCTGCTTCGGCATATTTCACTGTGCTATTTTTATCTCGTCTGGGATTATTATACCCATCTCAAGCATAGGGTCTACATGAGCTTCATGACTTATTCCTTCGTAGTGGTCACGCATATAGGCGCCTATCATCTCATCGACTCTCTGCTCTTCCCTGATAGCTGCCTCTCTCTTGAGCCTCTCCTCACGCTCCAGTCGTCGCTCTTCTCGGCTTTTGGCCTTCAGAGCTTCGTACCTGTCGCCTTTGGCTATAAACCTGTTTAGCTCCTGCTGGTAATATTTTTCGTATAAGTCGTTTTCCTCTTTCATAGTCATACATCTTGCATAGCTTTTCTTAATTGCTCGCTCATGAGCAACCCGGTACATCCCTCGCTCTTCCCATCCGATCCTAGGGTCCATTTTACCTCCTTGGTAAAAACGCAATACAATCGCTTTTAAGACACTTTTAAAGTTTTAGGCTACCTTCGTATTACCTATACATCAAAACGTCCTCTAAACGCAAGCTGAGTTCCCATTTAGCATTCCAGACTCAGATACTCTGACATGTCTCCTCAAAACATCTTGGATCGACTTCGGAACCTCATTTAGTCTTTCGGCTACCTCATCTAGTGATATGTCGTACACTTGGTAGTGGGCTTGAGCCGCAAGCTCCTTAGAGCGTCGGATCTCCTCTTGTCGCTCAATGGCCGCATCGTACTTCGCGTCACTTTCTTTCTGCGTAAGCGGTAGTGAGTAGTATTTGCATTTACGCATAGTGCCCATGAAGTAACTAACTTTGTTCTTGATCTTGGAAGCGAAGAATTCATTTTCAAGTTGCTTAGCAAAGTTATTCATAGACTCCTGTATGGCCAACTGTGGGATTTTCATTTCTAGTAGCTGCTCTACGTGCCCTTCGGCAAACCCAAACTTTCTTAGACAACTAAGATCAAAAACAAACTTACTACTGCTTTGTACTAACGCGATATCACCCTTTATGGGGTGATTGTTTTTTTCTACCTGATCAGTAGTAGTAGTTTTTTTATTTTGTATATCTATATTATTTGTAAGGGGGGTCGAAACCCATGGGCATGGCTCACCACTGCCTGGATTTTCATGGGAGTGGATATAAGTTATTGATTTTTCGTTGTGGGTATCCACTCCTATGGATTTCATGGGAGTGGATCTCTGTGGATAACTTTTTTCAAAGTCAGAAGGGTTTACATAATCCTTACCGCTTTTAGCTAGTATTCGGGTTCTTACAAAATTACCTTTTGGGTCTCTCCTTCTTACATAGTCAATTAAATTACACTTCTTAAGAAGGGACATACTTTTTTCATAGATATTCTCGCCAATACCGATGTGCGACTTTATCTGCTCCTTCCTTATATCCCAGTCAGTTGGTAAACTTTGAAGGTATGACCATATATGGAATGCCACGGAATCTCCTATTGTTTGGGGGATGGCCGAAGCGGTCATGTAGTAGGGGTGGTATTCTTTTTCGATTCCTTCGAATTCTTGGGGTCTGTATTTTTCGATATTAATTTCTTTCATGATCGTATCCTTGGTAGCGTTAAACATAAATTTTTATTTGGGTTGAAATTTAAATTTAGCTGCTATCGAACCAGATCGGTGGGAATAGAAATTTTTTTCTTTTAAAGCAAGTTGAGGGGTTGACACTGAGTGTCTCAGAATGTACCATTGAATCTCCTTGGTGATTTATTGAAGCTTTTTATCCTTAGCTGATATTTATTGTCATTGGTTATTATCATCTGTCTCGATCAAGCCTGGCGGTCTGCAAAATTTGCCAGGCTTGAAAATCTCCTTTAATCTTGTTTTGGTGCTACGTAATCTGAGCCGTCTAGAACGGTAATAAAATGCTCTTCTGGGCAATAAGCAACTAACTTACAATCAACTAAAACTCTGATTGCCCCACCAAGCTCTTTTCTGCACTCCTCTCTAGAATGCATCTGTACAAGCGACTCAAATGATATGGTGTCGATCTTCTGTAGTACAAGATATGTATACACTCCTAAAGCTAGAGCATCTTTTAAAGTCTCTTCTTTCATAATAACCTTTCAATTTGCAAACTTATATATTACACTAAAGCTACTACGGCTTAAAACCTACGAGGTCCTTCGGCTGTAGTAAAAAACAAACCTGCGCGCTTTACATCTCTACAAGGATAATGAGGTTTCAGCTCCTCTTAAGCACGCAGGGGCCTATATTAGACGGCTAGCCCGTTTAGAGCTATAACCAGAGCTTCCTCTAAAAACCGAGAAACCTTAATTCCCCTATCAAAGCATGCTCTATTTAATTTGTCATACTCAGCCGGCGTTAACCTAGCTGTCACACGCTTATTTTTAACATGATTCATCTTTGCTAGCTGTTTAGCTTCTATGTCGTCTATTATCTTTTTTGTATAACTTTTCTCTATGTCCATAATTCCTCCGGTGTTGATTTGCTTCAAGCCACATTCTAAATGATCCCCTCCTAAAAATCAAATAAACTTTTTTATTATTTTCGTGTAAAAAAAGTTGACAAAGTAGTTTCCAGTTTGTTATAGTGTTCTCAAGTCAGGCAATTGTGCCTGGAAACATTGAGGAGCTGAACATGACTGATGATAAAGACAAGGTAGAAACAAGACGTAAAATACGCGAATATCAAAGAGACCTACTAAATTGGCTTTACGGCGATGAAGATGATCGCGGAGATGATAGACAGTTACATGACATGTATATTTATGAAGATCAGGGAGATCACTAAAATGATGGAACATTTATTAGACGACGATAGAGAAGAGTTAGCCCAAAGAGAAGAAGATGAAGAAGCAAGATATTGGTACTTAGCTGACTCTTGGAAAGATGACTGGCAATTCCAAAACTAAAGGAGAACTAAATGGACATTGTACTTTTTATTATGGCGTTGTTGATAGTCGTGTGCATGTTTGTCACGGCTATCGCATCAATCGGTTTCATTATCTTTTTATCTGTCTTGTTACAGGAGGTCTTCCGAAAAAGGAAGATGCGTAGCTTAGTAGTAAGCGATTTTGTAACAGCAGAAAAGAGATTGGCGGTATGAGGTGGGTATGTTAACTAAAGAACAATTGGAAAATAGAATTAATTACATTGGGGGCTCAGACGCTCCCATCATCCTAGGATTATCTAACTATAAGAACCGAGTTGAACTCTGGCAGGAGAAGACCGGACAGATAGAGCCAAGGGATATATCAGATAACCCATACGTAAAGGCAGGTAACTTTCTAGAGCCCTCCATTCGTACGTGGTTCGAACATGAGACAGGACTTAAGATTAGCCACGAGAACGAGTTCTACGAGCATCCTGAGCACGATTTCATAGGTGGGCATATAGACGGTTGGATCAAGTCTGAGAACGCTATATTTGAAGCTAAGACGGCTGCAAGCGATAAGCTGTGGGGAACCATAGAGAGTAACGAAATTCCAGATCCGTATCTTGTTCAGATAACCCACTATATGGCTATCACGGGCGCAGCTAAGGCTTATGTTGCTGTTTTAATTAGAGGCGTAGATTTTAGATACTACGTAATAGAAAGGAATAAAAAGTTAGAGGATTTGGTCATAGAAGCAGAGCGTGCGTTCTGGAACCTCGTTATGAACAATAACCCTCCTGAACCCCTAACGGCAGGTGAGTTTATAAGTCTCAATGGCTACAAGTGCATAAAAGAGCCTATAGTAGCTACAAACGAAGTTGAAGATTGTCTGAAAAATCTAGATCAGGTGAATTTGAAACTTTCATCTCTAGCCAAGCAGAAAGAGTATCTGTCTGATAAGATCAAGGTTTTTATGGGGCAAAGAGATACTTTAACTGAAAGTACTGGTAAAATACTAGCTACATGGAAAGAGACCAAGCCGTCCATTCGTTTTGACGTGGAAGCGTTCAAGAAGGACAGACCAGAAGATTATATTAATTACACTAAAACATGCAGTGGATCTAGAAGATTTATTGTTAAAACTAACGAGGAGCTGAAAAATGATATTTGATGAAAATGAATCGGCTGATGCCGCAAGAAAAGGTTTGATAGTACCGAGCTATCCAACATTGGTTAAGATGGAAAAGTTCCTAGACTCGGTAGCTATGGATCAGATGAATGCTAAGCGCCTGGTAGGTCTTTTCTTCGTCGAGCTCTCCAAGGGTACCAAGGTTAGCGAAAAGCTAAATAAGTGCACCGTAGAATCCGTATGCGGCGCGATCATGGCGTGTGCGCAGTATGGCTTAGAGCCCGGAATAGCGGGAATGGCGTATCTTATCCCTAGGTGGAACGAGGTTAAGAAAAAGTACGATATGAGCGTGATGATAGGATATCGCGGCATGATTGAGATGGCTTACCGGACCAATATGATCTCAACCATACGTGCATACATGGTTTATGAGAAAGACGAGTTCACAATGAAGATGGGCTCAGACTGCATGATAGATCATAAGCGCTCCACCGGCCAAAGAGGCGAGAGGCTGGGGGCGTATGCCATTGTTACCATGAAGGATGGAAGCCAGCATTTCGACTTCATGGACACAACCGAAATAGAGAGGATAAAGAACGAGTACGGCAATGTTCAGAAAACTAAAGACGGGGTGGAGTATGGGCCCTGGATCTCGGATTATGACGCCATGGCTCAAAAGACAGTAATTAGGAAGGTTCTAAAGTATGCACCTACTTCTGTTCGTCTAAACGCAGGAATTAGTTTTGATGAGGCTTACGACTACGACGGGCAAGACCTAGCCAAAGTGGGTAAAGTAGCCATGATCCAAGCAGGCGTCGAGAAAGTAGAGCAAATGGCATTGCCTCGCGCTTCTCAAGCTGATAGTCTAGCCGACAAGCTATCCGGTAAAACTTACACAATGGAGGGAGACAATGGAGCGCCTTTTTAAATTCGCATTTTTCTTGCTAGTCGTTGCTCTAGTTTCATATCTTGTAGGTTAATTCCAATGTAAGGTATTCGACTATTAAATAAATTTATTGATAATTTTTTTTTGTGGTATCTTTAACTTTTCCTCACGTATGTGGGGGTGTTTCTGAGGGTATATAGATTGATTGAGTTAAACATAAATTTATTCAGCCAGGTTTCCGGGGGTGCGCAAATAGTAGCGGATTATACGCACTCACAAGGGCCTGGGAGCTATTTTTACGATTCGATGAGTATTACACTCCCTGCGGATGGGTCCCTCCCGCCGGAGTTCCAGGCGCGTATTGATGCGGGTGCAACCTGGGAGGAGATGGGGCCTTTCCTTATAATGTTTAGTATTATACGTACAGACCATCCGGAATTATTCCAATGAGGCATTTGGTTTTTGACGAACTCCAAAGAGTCAGCGGGGCTACGTATGGCGTGTGCACGATCGACGATTACTATGACTACACGGGTCCTAGTATGGTTCAGGTCAACTACAACTACCAGTCTCCTATGTTGATACTTTATGATTCCTTGAATGCAGCGCTTTTTGGGTGTGGTGCAGCCCTTTTGTCGGGAAGGGGAACTATGGGGTGTGTCATAGGAGGTGGTGCTGCAGCTGGCGCAAAAGCCATGAGTTATTTTATACAAGATGCTTACTGGATGTATCAGGAGGCTAAAGCATGATAGACATCGATTCAGACCATCAAAGAAATATGAGAATTCTAAGTAGCAACCTAGAGCGATTGGATGGTATCCAACGAGATTTGGCTAGGCTTGAAAGGGAGAGGACGGAGGCGAGTTTATGCATTTACAATATGTTCTCCGATGTTTTCGCAGAATTAGATAATTTAAAAATTATGAACGTTCAGCTGATAAAGGATAAGTCAAAAGACTAAAGGTTTTGTCGTGTCACTTACGAAAGACGAGAAGGCAAAAATTGATAGAGTACTCTCAAATTATAGAAGGTGGAACTTCTTCCGTGCGGTTTACGTAATAGGGGCCATTACATTTTGTGGGTACACTTCAATCCATCAAAACTATGGTTTCTGGTACTACCGAATAGTTAGTTTTGTTCTTACGGCTAATGTCATATGGCTCTATTTCGATATTTTTGAAAACCCGCTTAATAGGATGTTAAAGGTAATACAAGAGATCAATGGAAACCGAGGAACTTCTAGAAAAATTTAATAAGGCGAACCAGGATGAATACCTAGACAAAGCCACAACGGCTGCAGGGCTTGGAATTCTAAAGTCTTTGCTGGATACAAAAATTGTAAAAGGCGGCGGCCCTCCTTATATAAAGAGGCAGGGCAAAACCTGGTATAATAAGTTAGAAGCATTACAATGGCACCAAGATTATAAATCAAAGCCCAAGCGTCCTTTCTTCTTGAGGCCTTCAAAAGATTTCCCCCTCCGTGATAGATAAGCGTTCCCTGGATGGGGAATTTAATTCCACCGAATTCGAGGGAATTAAAATTTCGATTTATCGAAAATAAATTTCGAACCGTTCGGAAATTCCTAATAGTTCAACTGTCCGGAAATTCCGGTTAGTTGAGTTATACGGTTTTTCCGTACATCTGAGGCGGTTACAATTTGTAACCGGTTGACGGACTGCAAGCTGGATGCTATGTTTAAAGAGCATATTACCTCCTGCGTATGTCCCTAGGGCTAGTTAGGTATCACTCCACCTGGCTAGCCCCTTTATTTTAAAAATCAATGCTGTATAATCTTAAAGTGGTTCATGTATAGGTTTCTTCATTTTCCTATACACGACATCTTTATCATGTATAGAAAACACCCATTTTCTATCTGGATCTAATCACACCTGAAACAGATTTCTGAAATTCAAGGTTAATGAAGATCCAGATAGGGATTGGTAACGAGGTAATTTATGCCAAGACGTGATGTAGAATTTGAAGCAGTTGAAGCGTTCTTTGACGATCAAAGCAAAAAGCTTGCTGATTTACACATCCAAGGTAGAGATGTACCTTGCGAGTACGAATGGCCCTCGCATTTACATGCGAAGAGGGATATGTCCGCCGAACCGGTTTTGTCTGCGCTATCAGGCGCAATACAGCAAATAGCAATTATGTTTGGAGGCTGCCCAGAAGGGGGGAGTTCCGAATTCAATATGCTGATGTCCATGTCGACTTTGTATGCCATATACGTAGGGCACTATAAGAAATATGGCATGCCAGGGGAGCCTATGTCTTTTTCAGACATGACAGGCCTAAAAGTTGTTTGCGAAAAGTGTATAAACTAAATGAAAGAAGAAAACGGTTTTGATTTCCGAGAAGAAAAGAGAAAATTTAGTTCCTTCCTTTATGAGCTAAAGGAGGCCCATGAAAATACTGGGTACAATAAAGCAAAAGCTTATGACGTGGAAATAATGATGGATAAGCAACTTGAGAAGCTAATTTCTATGATACAACCATTGACCATAGAAAATCATAATCTAAAAGGAAAGATTGCCGTTTTAGAAAATGAAATACAAGCGCTCAAGAAACAGACATACGATTTAGAATGTCAGCTAGAGTCCTAATTTTTGATAATGGTGATTATGTTTATAATCACCACAATTATTTACAGTTTAGGACAGACAGCTAAGCTACAGAAAGATTGATTAGCCACGTCGGACATCCTGGATCATCATCGTCGATCTGAGAAATAAGTTGGTCTTCTTTATCGTAATCATACTCGCTATACACCACTGTAGAAACTAAAAAAAAACCAATCAAAAACGCGAGTAAAAAAAAACCAACCTTTTTCATAATACCCTATCTCCTTTTAAGTTATTGACCTGTCTCAAAAGCTACATAGTTCACGGTACATGTTGCACCTGGATCTGCCGTAAACGTAATGTTAAAACCTGCTGAACCTGCTATACATTTTTCCACTGCCGCAGGATTGCTAGACGTTGCAATAGATGCTACTACAACGCTACTGGATGTCAAGCCTGAAACCGAAACAGTAATGGGGCCTGCACCTGAACCACCTATGTTGGCCGTAGTTCCCGCTTTAATATTGGCACTCAATTGTACTGCACTGGCCGCGATAGTTGCATCCGCTACAACTCCAGAAGTTCCAGAAGCCATAAGCAAATGACCATTGGTAAAAGGTGTAGCGCCTGCTGCATTCAATAAACGCCCTGCTGCATTGCCAACGTCAGATATGCTATAGGTGGTTGCTTGGCCATGGGATGCATTAGAAATGTCGACAACGAAATTTCCGCTATTAGAAACCGCTGCTAATTTCAGGGATCCTGTTGTAGCTGTGGCTGGATAGGAAATCAAAGCTCCTGCTGTTCCGGAAAGTCCGGCTTGTATTGAGCCGCCATTGATCGCAGTACTTACGTCTTCTCCTAAGCTTCCTGCCGTGTCTGTAAAGACAGCAAGATGATTTGCTATTGTAGGCAGAGTAATTGATCCTGGAGCAACTCCAATTGACACTAAGCTCCAGTCACCATTGGAATATTGAATGTCCAACCAGCTGCTAGAGGAATAGGCAGAGTTAGGGGCAGCCTTAGTTGAAACAAGAGCCATCATGCCAGATGCAATCGGAACATTTTCGGAGTGCATATCATTAAGATATCCCGCACCCATAACAGTAGCCAGAGTGTCGTTTGTCTCGATTCTGATCATAGATGGAAAAACGCCGGCTTGGCCAGGCTCATTGATGTTGAAGCTTAAAACTGTCATTTCGATCTCCTTATCTTTCGTCTTTAGTTTCTGCAGTTCCTTCTGGAGTCTGCACCATGAAATCCAATTTTCCATCCATCGTTCCTGACGGAAGGTTTAATACATTCTCAATATCCTTTTCCAATACGTGCTCTATCTTCTCTTCCAAAACCGTTTCGTCTTTTCCAAAAATCTTTGAGTAAGCCACAACACAACTCCAAGATAAGAATAGCACACCGGCTACGGCTATCGTTATGGGTGACATAAAAACTCCTAATACTTTTACAATAGTATGACTCATCAAGAAAGGATAGTAGAAGTTAGAACTTGGTAATAAACCGTTGTTCTAATCTGCCCATTTCCTCCTCCTGTAAATGCTGATCCTGTGTTAGATATATATAATGGCGTATTGATAAGGTCGAAAGTGGGAACACCACCACCTGCACCCGGGGATGATATATACTTCATAATGCTTCCCACAGTACCCACAAGATTTAAGTTCATAAGAGCCGGAACGACCGCTGCACCATGTGCGAAATTATTATATTGAACCTGGATTCCAGTAGAAGGTCCTCCTGTGAAAGCGCTATCGTATAAATATTCCCAAACAACGGTCTGAACTACGATCATCGTGTTTGCACCCTGAGCAGCAAGTAGCAAAATTGGAGTCGAGTAGACTGTACCTATTTGCGTTGCTGTAAGCGTTAGCGATACAACTTGCCCTCCTCCACCACCAGGGACCGCCTGCCAGTTCGGAACCGTTCCTGAGCCTCGTGAAGTCAATACATACCCGGAGTTTCCTATACCGCTATCTGCGGATTGAAAAACAGAAGTACTAGAAGTTCCGCCGCATATAGGCGCATTAGCAGTAAAGCTTGTACCTGATGTTCCGCCGTAAGGAACAGTAATAGTGGAGGCATTCCATGTGCCTGAAGAAACAACGCCAACCGTATTTATACTGTTTTGTCCCGCATAATTTGATGCTATATCGACTTGCGCAGTTGATGTTCCTGTAACCGTAATTCGATTAGCTGTTCCTACTACGCTTGATACGGTGTCATTACCAGTGCTGACTGGATACCAATTAACCCCATCATTTGTAAGCTCTATTTCGCTTAGCTGGCTGTTCATTCTCAAACCACCAGCTGTACTTCCACGCTGTCCTGTTGTGCCGGTTGGAAGAACAACCTCCGCTGTGCCAGGAAGAACTGGATTGTTTGCTATAGAGATAATCACATTTCCGGTAGTTGGAGATGCGACAATTTCATTGGTAGTTCCAGTTACACTGTTAACAGAACCCCCTCCTCCACCGGTTGCTAATGCTACCCAGTTAGTACCATCTAGAGTTACTTCAAATTGCGGTATCTGAGAATTGAATCTAATTGATCCTGCAGAGCCTGCCCGTTGAGCAGTGGTACCCACCGGCAAGTTGACTGATTCATCACCAGGCAAAACAGGATTAGGAGAAATAGAGACAACAACATTTCCCGTTGTGGGGGAAGCGATAATTTCATTTAGTGTTCCCTCCACAGAGTTCACAGAAGGCGTTCCACCTGACTCAGGGACGAGGTTCCAGTGTGGCCCAGTACCTACCCTTTGGAATTCATAGAAGTTCGCTCCGAAGGTGCTTGTAGGCGTTTGCCTTGTAACAACAAGAGCCACGTCCCCAGTATAAATTCCCTGCTGGTTTGCAAGCCAATCAATATAGCCTGTAGTGGTGACCACGGCCACACTGTCGTCCGTAAAAATGAAAACCAACTTGGGATTTATTCCGCCATAGCCGGGGGCGTTAACTTGATATGATAAAACGGGCATTCCTTTCCCCTTAAGTTTTTAAAATCTTCTAAAGTGTTGTCGTTAAAACTGAATAATAAACGGTTATTCTCATAGAACCATCCCCACCTACATAAGGCGCCGTTATATTAGTTGCAAATAATCCCTCGTTTATACCCTGCGTAGAAGCTCCAAAGTTAACATTTCCTAGATTATCGCCATCGTAGGCCCCACCATAAAATATAGCTGATGATGAAAAAGGACCCAATGTCGTTATATCCATATTAGATATTCCCACTACTACACCAGATCCGTGGATCCCATTTGTATACTGGATGAGAGGACCAAATGTTCTTTCTCCACCCGTAAAATTGGTAGTATTAAAAATATATTCAAACACGGTCAGATAGACGACAATTAAAGTATGAGCACCTTGTGCTGCCAAAACTTGTACTGGTGTCGCGTACATGCTCTGTATGTTAAGCGTGCTTAATGTAGTGGAAGCTTTTATAATGGGATTTGGCATAGCCTGAAAGGACGGTAGCGCGCTCGGGCCATTACTTATAAACACGTTTGAAGATGTTCCTAAGCCTGTAGATGAAGGTTGAAGTACGCCTGCTGCTGTGGTACCAGCACATATCGGAGCATAGGCCGTCGTCATTGTGCTAACACCTGTTCCACCTTCTGCTAAGGTCAGTATGGTTCCTGATGTATTGAGCTGTGTATTCGTAGTCACATCTTTCTCCCTAGACCGTAGTTGGTAAAACTATGTAATATAAAGTAATTCTTGCTGAACTATTTCCAGTCGTGTAAGCGGCACTCAAATTTGATATATATAAACCCTGATTAATGATAGTGCCCGTAGTTCCATAAACACTATCCAGAAAATCCACTGCTCCTCCGTATACTATTTTACTCCCAGATGTAGTTATAGATATAAGAGGCTGCCATATCTGTATGCCTCCAGCATGAGCTGTATTATTATATTGAATGTATATAGTTCCTCCACCACTGAATGGTGTTGAATTATATATGTATTCCATTACTATGTTGTATATAACAATAATGGTGTGAGCTCCTTGTGCCGCTAAAATCTGAACAGGTGTAGCATACATGGCTTCTATATTTGCAGTACTTAATGTGATCGAAGTTGATTGAACTGGCTGCTGCTGAAAAGATGGCAATGCACTAGAACCATTTGAACATAATATGTATCCTGATGTTCCAAGACCAGTCGAAGCAGGTTGTAAGTGGCTTGTTGCTGAAGTTCCTGCGCATACAGGGGCATAAGCAGTAGTAAGTGTTGTAGCACCAATACCTCCCTGAGAAACAGCTATTGGTGTAGCCCCAGTATTTAATTGATTATTAACTGTCGACATTATTCACCTCAAACCGTTGTTGAAAAAACATCATAGTAAACCGTTATGACAACTGTGCTTGCACCACCACCCGTGAATGATCCGGTATCATTTGTAAGGGATAGTCCCTGGTTAACTGCTAATGAGACTGGATTAAAAGGACCAGTACCGTAATATCCATTGGTACTTCCGTTGGCAGCCGAATAAAAAACAGCGCTACTAGATGCAGTCATATCAACAGTTAATATCTGAACCGCTGTATAGAAAATAGAACCACCATAACCTAAGTATATGATGCCCCCTCCACTGAAGGCTGTCGTATTGAATATATATTCAAACTTCATGAAATAAACAACAATTAATGTGTGTGCACCTTGAGCTGGAAGAATTTGAACTGGACTAGAAAACATTCCATTAATTTGCGATGCAGTCAGGGTCATTGTCAAGAACGATATGTTCTGGCTTTGAAAACTCGGGACTGCACTACTGCCATTACTGGTCAAATAATAACTAGCGTTAGAAAGACCAGTTGTAACCTGTTGTAAATTACCTGTTGCTGTTGTTCCAGCACATAGGGGGGCATAAGGAGTTGTTGTTATTATCCCTGTGCCGCCTTCAGGGACTGAGATTCCAGAGCTTCCTGAGTTTAATTGCGTAGTAACTGTAGACATTTATCTCTCCTATATTCCCTATGCAATTCGCTATGCAATTGTGACGCCAGAACTGACGACATATGAGCTTGTCCATGTTGTGTTAGCAACAACGCAAACTACCTGTATAGCATCAAATGCTGCTGCTGATGTGACTGAACCGCCTGAACTTGAGGCCGTTTGTCCTACCTGGATAGTCTGGCCTACGGACCCTTGAAGGATCCAACCCCCTGAGCCTTTTCCTTGAATAGCGACTACGGATCCGATAGGCGCCGTGGCCGGAAGCGTTACTGTAGTTTGAGAGGAATTCCCTATTATATATCCTACATTTACGGAAGCTGACTGACTTATTCCTGATACATTCACAAAAGGTAAGCCCCCGCCACCTCCGCCAGAGGCTTGATACCCTTCCATCACGGCTAGGCTCCAGTCTCCATTAGAATAAACCATGGATAAAGCCGTAACTGCCTTGTGACTTCCCACGCCAGTGCTAACCAAAGCAATAGAGTCTTGGCTTAATGGTAAATTCTGGTCTTTCAATACATTCAGATACCCTGTTGACATGACCGTAGATAGACTGTCATCCGTCTCGATTCTAACAAGAGTCGGCACCTGCCCAGCGTTCCCGATATCGTTGAAGCTTGTACTTATAATTGGCAT